ATCTGCACTAAGGTTGTTCCACACGGCAGGGTATTGTGTGCCGTTGTTATCAGTCCACGCCTTACCAACTCTGATTATTCTTCCGCTATATTTCCACGGCATTGTTATCTCCTATCGCGCATTAGCAAATTTGAATGGGGATTCGGCCAAAGAAAGAAAAATATGATTAGCGCCGCTGGTGTTCAAATCGCCATATGTGTTTCTCATTTTGAATCCGTTTGATAAAAAATCAATTAACAATGAAGAATTGTCTGCAAACTCAGCATCAGAACCATTGGTAATAATACCATCGTTAACTACATTAAAAGTTGACCTTTTGTTATCAAAAATCCACGAATTTGTACCATTAGCATCAGTGCGTTTTATCAGCAGAAATGAAGGACGGTGTCCTGTGTAGACAAACGGCCCATCTGTGCTTCCGTTTCCAGTGTAGGAGCCGACCTTTGAGTAGCCTTCAACGCTGTGAAAACAGTACGCTATAAAGTCTTCAGCAGAGCCAAATATTGTATTGCTAAATACGGTGGTTGTTGGGGCTGAAGCACCAGAAATATTTGAATTAGCATCTGTGGTATCTAGTCTTAGGAAATCATAACTGCCATCAACGGATTCATGTGTAAAATACCAACCACCCGAACTTCGTGACTTGTACAACACAGCCTCCGGCTTTGCACTCAAGCCGTGAGCAATGGTATCGCTGCCACTCGACGTTCTAGTATAACTCACGATACAAAACCCAGCCGTTGCGTTTACCTGACCTGACGATGCTATTGTTGCGCCATTTGCACCAGCAGAGTTGCTGAACGCTGTACCGGCTAGCCAGTTCCAAGCAACAAAAGTTTGACTGTTTTGGTTGGTGCCAACATTATTACCAAGCGTAAATCCATTGCTATCTAAAGAATTTACAGAACCAAAATTACCATCTTCAGCATTTGTTAAATTAGGAAATATTCTTTGGTTTACGCCAGATGCAACCCTGACAGAATCAAACATCATGTGATTGTCTGCGCTTGACCGTCTTTTAATCCAAAGCCAATCTGGGCTGAAATTAACCCCTGTTATAGCTGTGCCATTAGTGCCATTGCCAGTATAAAGCACCGTATTAAAATGCTCACTGCCATCAATGATGTCTACGTCTGGCAAATTTTGAGAACAAAGAGCAAGGTATCCGCTTGGCGGTGCGTAGGCAAAACTGCCGTGACCGTTGCCATCTGCGTTGGAGTTGGCTGTGGATTTTGCACCAGAAAAAGAACTGTCTTGTCCAAAGTTATAAACCAATGTTGTGCTTCGGTTGTCCCCAGAATTTTGACCAAACAAAGGTTTTATTTTACCAGTAATTGTACCGGCTTCATTTGAACTAGACGCTGGGTTTCCGCTGCCGCCATAAGTATTGTTTTTACCAAGCCATACTTTGCCAGTATCAGCATCAAAAGCACATTGTAAAATGTCTCCAACTGCCCAATCAGGAACCCAATCAGTAGTTGATGAGCCATTGACAAACAATCGCCCACTATCTTGAAAGCTAATCCCACCGCTTGACGACTGCGGGTCAGTGCTTGGTAAGGATGCTTCTGGTGCTACGCCAAAATTTGCCCAACTTGCAATTGCGCTAATGACTTTAACATTTGCCTCAAAATACCATTTCCCACTTGCGGGAATAAAGTTACCAAATGAGCTTCTAGCTCCACTTGTAGTGGTGGCTATTTGAAGGTTTCCTTCAGACAAAGAAAACCCAGACGCTAAATCCAGTGCATTAAGAACAGCAAAATTATTCGTTGGTACATCAGGCACACTATCCCGATAGTCTAGATTCACAGGTGTGAAGTGATTGCCGTTGCTTGAAACATCTTTGAAGAAGGCTGCTTCACGAGAATCGCCAAAGGCCATCCAGATATATGTGCCGCCCGAATTGTTTGATGCTGCGTTTGTTCCGTCCAGCGTAAAACCATCTGAGTCAAAATCTAGATCATACGTTGATGATGTAGCTTCAGCACTACTGTCGCTAGGAAAAAGTAATAGATTTCTAGGGTCAACTACATCTCTTGTGTTGTCATATATTCTCCAACTTCCAGCGGAATCAGTGCGCTTGATCATCAGAAAAGCTGGCTTAAAGCCTAAACCTGTAATAGCATTACCAGACGAACCTGTGCCACTGTATGTTCCAAATGCACTGTAGCCAGAAATTTCTGCCCAACAATACGCCACAAAAGTTTGACTATTCTCATTAACACCATTTGATTGACCCAAGCTAAACACGCTGCTTGTCGGGGCTGTATCGTTGTAAACTGTGCCAGTAAAAGCGGCATTGGTTGTGTTTAGATTTATGCCTTTAGTCGCACCAAGCGCATCATGGTAAACAAACCAATCGTCAGCACCGCCTCGTTTTTTTATAAGAATCCATTTTGGTGCGCCAACACTATCTAAACCATGAGCAACAGTAGCACCAGCAGTATAATTGCCTGTGTAAGTGACTATGCTGAAACCCTTAGATGTATCTGCCGATAACCTTGTTGCAGCTATTGACCCACCCAACGCAGAACCAAGATTAGAGCCATCTATCTTTACTGACCCCGCTGTTGGGGTTGCCCCTGCACCAGCACTGTTATCGGCTGTTGGTGTGCCGCCAGCCTCCCAACACCAACCCACAAAAGTCTCACCGCTTTCATTTACTGATGTGCCGTTCCCCATAGTAAAACCATCAGCATCTAAGGAACTTACATTGGTTGTTCCACTGTAAACAGTGCTTTCTTCTGCGGCATTTAAACTAGAATATAATCGGCGAGGGCCATCTGAATCTGAACGCAATACATCAAACAGATTGTGGTGCTGGTCAGTTGACCTCCCTTTAATCCACGCAAGACTCGGACTAAAACCCACACCACTGATACTTTGCGTTGCACCTGTTCCAGTATAGGTAACAGTATTGAACCCCTCAGAAACCACATCATCTTTAAAAGTAAGGTGAAAACCATTGGTTCCAAATGTCAAGCCGCTGGTATCTTTTGGTATCCAGATACCGTCCTTAGTCTCGCCAAAGCTGTCGGCGGTCAATTGAGTGCCATCAACAAAGTTAACTTCGGCTATATACCCATCGAACGTATTTGAACTAGCATCACCGTAAGCGCCAACAACTTGGCCCGAATTATTATTTATTCCTGACTCACCATTCAAAGTAGTTGCATTAACTTGGGTTAAAGTTTGACGCACACCATTTACGTAAATAATTGAGCGTTCTGACTCGGTTGAATTTGTAGAATCAAATGCCCAGACTATGTGATAAAACGCACTGACATCTCTAAATTTTCGAGCCGTTGTATATTGACTGACATAACCACCATTATAAAGATAAGCCCTAATAATGTCAGTATTGTCAAATCTCAAACCATCTTCAATACCGGAACCACCTGCTCCCATCAAACCAGAGTATATGCTTATATTGCTTCGCTTAACCCAACCACTCCAAGTCCAAGTTTTTCGGTTGCCAGCAGATGCAGGAGTTCTCGTTAGATACTGAGCATCGTCATCATTAAATTTCAACGACTGGTCAAGCAGATGCTTGTAAAAGCCTGTGCTGACTTCACCCGCGCCTTGTCCTTTAATTAGAGACATATGTAATCCTTATGTCAAAGCAGCGGATGCAGACACTAATATAGTGTTGCTGCCGCTAGCCGCGCTACAATAGTAAGCTAGATGATATGTGCCTGTTGCTGAAATAGCAGTGAGTGAGTCTGCGCTTATTGCTACATCAGCATGGGCTGCGATAGTATGGTTGCCGCCATTGATAAACATGATGTTGCCTGACTGCCCAGCCGCTGCATTTGTAAAAGTAAGCGTTAAACCGCCAGCCGTGGTGCATTTGAAATCGTTGCCTACCGCCAAATCAAAGCTGCCATCATTGTCGGTTGTAACGTGACCAGATGCCCTACCAGCTACAGTAACATCATCACCCACAACAACATCACCGCCAGAAATTGTGCCAGTGGTAGTAATAGATGATGCACCGTTGTCTATATTGCCAAATCCAGATGTAATGCTCCCGCCAGTGCTTAATGTTTTATTAGTAAGTGTGTCGGCTGAAATCAAAGATACCAGCGTTGAGTCGCCACCAATTGGCAGCAACATAGTGTTTGTTATGCCGGAACTATGCAGTTGTGCTTTAAGGGTTTGACCGTGTGAATTATCTGAACAATTTAAAGTTAACGTGCCAGAGTTTGTGTTTCCCCTTATAACAACAGTGCCAGTGCCATGTGGCGCAAGGTCAATGCTTCTATTGCTACTAGACACAATATCTCTAGCTAAAACATCAAGGTCGCCACCTAACTCTGGGCTTGTATCATCAACAACATTGGTAAGATTACCAGCACCATCTGCGCCAGAGTAATTAAAATCTATTGTAATCCCATCAGTGTTACTAAACGAGCCGCTAGATGTAATAAATGTTACTGGTACTTTAGAATAACCAGATGCATTTGTAACAGCACCAGTTACTTTAAATAATGCGTATGTACTAGGAGTGTTTTCTTTAGTTATAAATAAAATACCGCGTGCAGTAGCATTAGTTACATCATCCCAGCTTTGTACAAATGTACTTATAGTTGCGCCATTGTCATCAACATCATCAAAGTACATTTCAGTAACAGAACCAATGCTACCATTATTAAACGCAAGTTTACCTGCACCCGGATCAGCATCAGATGTACTATTACTAAATGTCATAGCAAGCCCTGAATGACTGCCAGTTGCGCCAGTCGAACCAGTTGCACCTGTGTTACCTGTTACAAGACCAAAAGCTAATGCTAATGCGCCTGTACTTCCTGTAAAAGTAGCACTTGCTGTTGGTGTGCCGCCAGCAGATACGGCTGATACACTTGCTGATACTGAGCTAACCTTACCTTCTTCAGCTACAAGATTACCACTACCATCAAACCCAAGCTGTTTATTTGCTCTGGTTGTTATATCAGGAAGAGTAAGTGATGCTGTTGTATCAAAGTCTGATAATATCAAAGCACGATTTGATGCATCATCAATATCAGCAGCAATTGCTATAATTCTATCTAATTCAGTATTTAACGTACTTACATTAAATGGGCCTGATAATGGAAAGTCAGTTACACGATCTATATCTATATCACGTGTTATAACAACACTTGAACCACCAGTAGCACCAGTAACATGATTACCAGATGTAAAATGTATAAAGCCAGTTGTACCTGATGTATGAGCTTGAGAGTTACCAGAATCATCAGCAGTTGTATAATGTGTTGTTAATGTTTTAAGTGTGCCATCAACGTATACATTAAGATCATCATCATCAAAAAATTCAAAAGGCACAGCAAATGCACTCTGCGTAGCACCTTGCGACACAGTGTAATTTACTCGAGGTGAATTATCGCTCAAATTAATTGTCATAGCTTATCCCCTAACATGATGTTGAATAAAATTCAACGCACAATCAGTTTCTACCAACGCTTCCAACAAACTCTCTCATATCATCTCGAAAAGGTTGTAGCCCTATAAATGGCAGAGAATACTTCAATCTTTCTGCTGCATCAGATTCTCGACCAGCAAAATAATCATCAATTGAACGATAATAATCTGTAGCTAAACCTGCTGGCGCACCGAAAGGTTCTATAAAAGCATCTAACAATCTTTCATCTCTATCTGGATTTATATATTTAGGAGGGATAATAGCATCTTTTGTAACAACTCCTGTGTTACCAGCAATCTGTAATCCAGTATACGCAAGGTCACTATATATACCTAACACACCAGAATGATCTACAATACGAGCCATAATGTCAGGCGATGTACGTTTTTCAAACCAGTAATCAGGTTTTTTTGCAGCTAGTGAAAGATAAGATAAACCAAGCAATGCAACTATACCTTGCATTCTATATCGTCTATTTGGATCTCTAATTGCACCTAATATTTTATTATTTGCACCAAATGCAAAGTTCATAAATGTAAATGGAATAGTCAGTAAACCTGATTCAACACGAACCATATTTACATCTCCTGTACGCAATCGTTTTTCAATCTTAAATTGAGTTGGAAATGTTTTTCTTACAGATTGGAAAAATGGATTATCACGCATATAAACAACACCATCCATAATCAATGGCTTATCAAATGTCTGCCCCATAACAATAGTATTGTTAGCATGTGATGCCAGTGCTGCTTGATATTTACGTACTATCTCTCTTGCTTGAGACGTAGATTGATCCCATGCATCTGTATTAGATATTTCAAAATCTCTGCTTTCATGTTTTTGCGTAGGAGCTTTGGCAATAAATTTAGCCATATCTTCATCAATACCATACCTAGCTAAATATTCACGCTCGAACTTCGATATTGTACCATTAGCCCAGTTACGCGATTGTTTTATAAATTTATTCTGAACAATCAAGGTATCTAATGATTTACCTGCAAATGTAAATGGTGCCAAAAGGTTGGCTGTATAAAAAACCTGATTTCCTACTTGAATTGTTTTTTCAAGTTTTGTTGGCTTTACACGCCTAACTGTATCGTTAAGCATTTCTCTTGCATAAACATTTTTAGTTACATCGTATAACTCACCTGCTAGTTGAGCTTCTTTAATTGCTTTACCTAAAAATGCTGTATCTGTTGCAGCAATACCTGCTTGTATTACATCCTTCATACCATGAGCCATAACAATAGACCCTGCATCTGTTATAGCAGATACACCTGCTAATGGCAGATATGTCCATGCTGTCCATGCTCTTGCTGCTTTAAGTGCTTGCGTATCCCAACGATCATTGCTTCTTTGCAATGTTCCCATAACACGCTCATAGTCACCATAGAAACCAGCTTTTAATGATGCTATCTCTTTATCATTTAAACCATCTACACGTGCATCATATTCCAAATCTTCAAGCACTTCATCAATACTTCTGCCGCCATATTTATTAGCAAAAGATACTTGTCTACCCATGCGGTCAATATATGTATGCAACGCTTGCATATCAGCGTGAATAAAATCTATTACTTTTGCTACATCTACATTTGTTTTACGTGTTTTTAAATGTTTCATAGTTGGCTTTTTGCCAGTATCACGTAATGGATTTTGCATATCATCGCCATCTTCTTGCAAAATTTTACGCAATGTTTTTTCAGCATCTTCAAATGCACCAAATGTATCTTTGCCAGCAGCTAATCGTTGTGCTTCATAATCTTCACTAAATATCCTTGTTAAAGTTTGTCTTGCTTCATCACTTGTAGATAATAATTCTTTGTTATAAAAAATAGGAAAGGTGTAATCTTCTCTAGTAAATTGACCTAACTTACCTTCATAGTCAGTAATTCTTGCTCGTAATCGAGATTGTCGATTTTCTAAGGTTTTTAACAAATCTATTTGCTTTTTAGTACCAGCTTTATTAGGCATTTTATTTATATCAGCTTCTAACTTAACTAATCTATTAGTTACTGTATCAACTTCATTTTGAATTTTTGTAATGTATGCTAAAAGTTTTTCGTCTGTTCTCATTTTATAATAATGAATATCATCACGAAAACCGCCAAATAGTTCAGTCATCAAAACACCAGCTTCTTTTTGCTGGTCACTAATGCCGTCATTACCAATTCTTTGTAATCGTGGATCAGGTGAGCTACGTAAAATATAACGTCTTATTGTATCACCAGCCCAATCATCAAAACCTGTAAAAGGCAAAGGGACAGTTGCTACTCTGGATGCTTTTTTAATCCCTCTTACTTCTAAAGAATGGAGATCTTCCATTTTACGTCGTAAACCTTCATACAAACCTTGATATGTAACTGATTCCTGAGAGACAGATTGAAAGCCATATCCTCGTCTAGCGCCTTGTGTAGAAACAGATCCATTATAGGCAAGCAATGCAAAGTAATTTTTTAATTTTTCAGAATATTTTTTATTACCCATTACCCTATTCGTAAAAGAACCTAAAATATTTGTTTGAACTAAATCTAGATTACCACCTTCAGCAGGTGTGTATGCTTCATCTAGTTCAGCAACTTCATCAGTTTTACCAAACACATGTTTAAAACTTTTACCTTGATATAGCTTGTTTACTTTACTTGCAGAACTAGCAAGAAACGGCCCAGCATATCCAGCACCTTTCAATACACCACCAAAACCTGCTGAGAATATTGTAGATGCTGCAACATTAGCGACTGCTTCGCCCGGCTCATCAGCTACAGCAAACGGCGCACGCCTAGCCTCAGATGCAACACCATAACCAAGACCTGCAATAGCACCACGACCTACTGCTTGTGTAAATGTTTTACCTAATTTTACATAGTTAAGGCCGGGAATAAATGCTGTTACAGCTAATGGATCTGTAAAACCACCTGCAATTTGTGCTGTCAAAGGAGCATTAGACGCTATACGTCTACGTTCTATTGCTTCTCTTGCTCTTGCTTCTAAGTATCTAAGATGACGTTCATTTTTAGCTTTTACTAAATCATCATAATATGGCAACACATCTTCAGAAATATTTTCTGCTACATTAAAGTTATAATCATATTCTTCGTTTTTAAATTCAATAGCTTCTTGTATTGATTCAACTAATGGCATGTTGTTATATGCAACATTAGCTATCCAGCCCTCATACCATGACGCAGGAGTGTCATCAGATATAGCTGCTGGTATTGGAATAAAAAAATCTTGTCTGTTTATATCAACCATTGTTAATTATCTAATTATAAAAGTTTAGGATTTACTTCAAATAAATTCCCATTATTGTAAAGTTTTTGAGTCTTTTCATAACGACTTTCTGCTGTTCTTGCTCTAGCACGCAGTTCTTCAAGACTTTTTCCTGTACGTATTTGAGATTGTTGAAGAACATATTGTGGGCCAACAAGTATAGGTTTTCCATTTCGTCCTTTAATTGGAAGTTTATCTTTATCAACAAGAGCATATACGGGCAATGCTGTGCCTGATCGTCTATCAGGAACAAGAAACACATTAACACCTAACTTTAATTTTTTATCTGATGATGGTTGTACTAATAACAATTTATCTTCAACAGATTTTTTAAAATCATTTAACTCAGCAGGTATATCACCATAAGCACGTTCTGGAGTAAAACGAGAACGTCTTATTGAGCTATGCATTAAGTTGCTTTCTTTAAATACAGCACCAGCAGAATTTTTTAGAATAGTTGATGCTCGTTCTTTACCAGACACAGAAACAACAGTAGGAATATATGATTCATAAAATGCTATTTCTTCTTCAGTTGCATCACTATCAACATTTTCTCTAATAAACTGTCTTACAGATACATCGTCACCTAATACAGTTCGTAACATTTCATCTTTTGATTCTTTTGGCTTATCCATATATATTTGAAGTTTATTTAAAAACTCAGGCGCAGCATCATTACCCAATGTATCTACAACATTAGCTAATGCTTCAAACTTAACACGTGTATCATCTTTTATTCCGCGAGGATTGATACGTGTAAATCTTCCATCAAAAGATCTTGTAGATTGTTTATATAAACTTACTGCCGTAAGAACCTGATCTGAATCTAAATTATCAACATTGTCAAAATAATCTATTACTTGTTGTGGTAATGCACCTTTACCACCAAGTATCATTTCTTGCATGGGGCCATAATATTCTTCCCATGATTTTCTTTGTTGTTCATTTTGAGGTGGTATTAATATCTGATCCATTAGACGAGCAAAGTCTACACCAGACGTTACACCATAACTATTAGATATAAGATCTGCATCATCTTGACCTACTCCACCAAATTCTCCTAATTTGGTTTTGGCTGCATCTGTTAATCTTTCGATGCTTTGTTTATTAAATTGATCTTGTACAGTATTTTTTAATGTTGTTAGGTGACGAGACATTTCAATTTGCACACCAGCAAATTGTTTAGAATTAATAACTGCATCTGTAAGACCTGCACGCCCTAAACCACGTTGTATATTTGCAGGTATCTTTGAGGTGTTTACAGTTCCTTCTCGTAAAGCTATTGTCATATAATTTAATATAGATGTCATATGAGGAGCTTTTCTTGCTGGGTCAGCATTAGGAAATGCACCATCCCACAATTCCCCTGCTTTATTAGAAATTCTAGTTAATGTACCTCTTGCATATGAAGCATTTAATTTTTGTATTCCATTTGAAAGAAATGATGTGCTAGCAGATTCATTTGTAGATTGAATTAAAACAAGATTATCTACCTCTTGTTTATATCTTGCGTCTGCTGCACCTTCACCACCATCTGTAGATGCTAATGTTTCAACATCAGAGTTTGCTATATTTTGATTTGCTACTGCAAAAGCAAGTGCTACACCTTCATCGTGTTTAACTTTATCTTGAGCTAATTTTGAAGCATATTGTTTGCTTGCAAGCAAACCTATTTGCTTAGTAAAATTACTAAACTTACCACTATCTTCAACTTGCTTATCTAAATAAGCACCAAACTGTTCTTCAAATCCTTCTGGATTTCTTTTATTAACTTCCAAGTTTGCTAAAGCCTGTGCAGTTGAATCAATATTTACTTTTAATTCATTTATAAATCTTTCTTGAGCAATAGGCTCATAATACTTTTCTGCAACAGGAGATAATGATTTCGGTGTATCAGCAAAAGATAACGTACCAGTTTTTTCATCTCTTATACTTATTGCTGCTAGCTGTGCCTCTTTTGTACCTTTGTTCTTTTCAATATCATAAGCATACTTATAGGCTTGCTCACGAATATTTCTGCCAGCAATAGCCATCTGCTGCCCAATACGAGCAGCACCATCCCCCATTGTAACAATACCAATAGGGCCAATTCTAGGTGCGTTACTTTTTAATACTTCAATTTTTGCCATTACTTATCCTGTATTAGATACGTTATATGCTTTCATTCCCAAATCTGAAATTGCAGAAAATGATTGTAAAACAGATAGCTGCATAGCTTGCTCTCCTTCAAATTGTGCAAACTGTGCGCGTCTTTCTGCTCTTCCCATTGAAAATAAACTTTGAACTTGTATAGCCTTCAATTCGTCTGTTGTTTTTTGTTTTGCTGCTTCCTGTATAGCCATAAGAGATCGATCTGCACCTCGTCTATTATATCCAGTAATAGCAGATGAATTTTTTAAAAAATCTGAATATGCTTTTGATCGTGCAGTAGCATCACGTTCAGCCTGTAATTGTATAGCAAGTTTATTATCACGTGACTGCCTTGCTATTTCATCCTGTTTAATTTTTTCCGCACGTGCAGCTTGATCATATCCAGTAATCTGTAATGCTGTACCCATTCCCATTGCTGCATATGCTAACCATTCAAGTGCCATATATATCTCCTACTGAAATGCTACCTCAACAACCATACCATTTAGTTGCATATTTAATGGTGCAATCTGAGATATAGTTACTGTTGGATCTTTACTATAACCTAAAACTCTAAACTCTTTTTTACCTGTAAATGCTTCTCTTGGTGTTGCAGGATTAAAATTAACATTGCGAATAATCATATTTGTACCATTAACAGAAACACTTAATGTTTCCTGTAAATCTAAAATAACATTTGTAATTTTACGAGGTCTGCCTGTTAAAGGGCCGCCGGGGACCTGTGCATCGATAGGCATTGTTTGCAACTCTGGAACAAATTTAAATCCTATTTCTGCTGAAATAGATGCCTTAACAGCACTTACATCTACATTACCACCAGATACAGTAAATGAACCTAGATACTCTGTATTATCTATAACATCAACTACAGCACCGTTTGAAAAGTGACTTGATACACTAAACACACCAGCAGTACCATTAAAGTCATCTGCAAAATCCATATTTATATTTTTATCAAACTGCTCTAAAAAAAACTTATTTGTGCCTGAGCCATCATCTCTAACAGAAACACTAAACAAACTTTCATCTATTGCACATATAGAATGAGATCTACCTTCTGTTGTCCAACGCATCCATCCAGCACGTTTTTCTGCTCGTATGCTGTAAAATACAGCAACCTCACCATTATCCATTAAAAAGAATGCATATGCACCCGGCCTGTTTAATGAACCCTTTACAGATGTAAGCTGTAATGGATTTGATATTAAGTGAGATGACAATATAGAAATCATATTTGTTACATATGCGCCTTCAGTATCACTAAATAAAAATTCACGTACAGCAGTGCCAGTTGCTTGTACAAATAATGTACCGCCATCAAGTGATAATGGTCTTACAAAGCCAGTACCAAAAGGAGTCTGTTCAGATACTTTTGCTATAGAAGGTGTAATAGGTTGATCCTGAAATGCAGGTATAAAAAATTCACCTTGATTACAAAAAACCTGCAAATCTCTATTTGAAACAAGATGTCTAATAAAATTAGTTACACCAACAGCAACTTCTAAATCTATTGCATTAGATGCTTCACCTTTGCCAACATCAAAGTTAAAAAACTCACCACTTGCTGATGACCATATTCCACTTGGTTGGGATGGTGTACCACCAAACCATAGCCTATCTTCATGAAATGTTATAGCTGCTGGATAGCCTCGAAGATCACTATAAGATTGTTCAAACCATTCTGTTGTTGCTGTATTAGCACTAGTTATAATTGGATTACCACCACCAGTTGCAGTTGAAGTTGCACTGCCACCAGCAGTATATTCAAACTCATTATCGTCTATAACTGCACTAACAGTTCTACTACCATTAATATTTGAGTTACTAATACCACCTAAAGAGCCAGCATTTGATATTGTAATAGTAACACCTGATGCCAAACCATGATCTAAATGTACAACACGAACTTTATTTGATCCTTCTGTAGTATTCAAAGAATCAAAATCTAATCGTCTTTCTATTGTACCCTGCACATTAGCTGTTGCCGTTGTTGTGTTTGTTACACCAGTAATATCTACTTGTGTATTATTTATTAAAAGACTTGTACCAACATGACCTGAAACAAAATAACCTGCACTTGTTGTAAGGGTAATTCCATTTCCTGATACTGCTGATGGTGTGATTGTCATACCACTAGCCTGAAAATGATAATATGGTTGTAACTTTTTATTGCCATCAGCAGATGTATCAAATGCAAAAGTACGCACCTCAAAACTTGTTAATCCAGTTCTTACAAGTTCTCTTGGCATAAAATCATTATGTGCAATAAACATAAAGTCACCAGATTGTGCATATGTAAATTGCGTAAGATTAGTATCTGTAAATGGAAGAGATGCACTATCTACATCTTGTGTAAGTGTAGATACTAAAGAATTAAATGATCCATTAGCATTAACTCTAAATATCTCAATTTTTCCTGAACTAAAAGCTACAATATATTTTTCATCACTAGAAAATATAAATGGCTCTAATCTTATTTTTTGAGATACAACAGTAAAATCTGTTACTGCTAATCGTGTTGAATCAGTTGTTGTAACTGTTCTGTTATCTGTACTTAATCCATCACGTTTTACCGTAACAACATTTGCTGCTGGATTAGTAACAGTTAAACCTGATACTGCATTTAGAGCAGTAAAAATATTATCTGCTGTCGTATTATTATCTGCATTTGCTCTTACAAAATGAGTATTACCTGATGAAGCACTTGGAGAACTACTACCAGATGCTTCAAACTCAAGTGTAATTATAGTATTATCACTTAATGTAAAAGTAAGCTGTGTTCCGACCACTATATTTGCGAAATCAGTAACAGTCACAGTACAGCTTGGTTGATCATATGTTTGTGAAAAGTTGTGAAGTCTTTTAGAGCCGGGACGATTTATAACCCCACCTTCAGCACGAATAAACACATTTTTCACAGATTGACCAGCTTGATTGTAAACTGCTGAATCTATGCGGCTAGTTAGTGAAGGATTAATTTCACCAAAAATAAAGTTGTTTAGCGGTACACGTATCCTCGCCATCAACTTCGCCTTTCAGTAATAAACCTCGATGTAACAAGTTTTCTAGTTGTTTGCTGTTGACTATCTAATGTTTTTGCCTGTTGAAGCAATGCTCCACCTTTCTGCTCAAGAATAGATGAGAGTTGCTCATCTCTTGCTATTGCTAAAGCAAATGATGCTGCAAGAGAAAACTCTAGTGCAACAGTAAAATATGATGGAAAATCTTGTTCTAATGCACGAAATGTATAGTCAGCTACTAATGTATCTTGTGTTGATGCATCACTAAATACTTTGTCACCATAAATATTATATTCAATAATAGCATCGCTAATTGTAACAGCATGTAACATTAACATATCTGTTGGTAGTTGATGCGCTGTATCATATCTACCAGTAGGAACATTAGTAAGTAAATTTAATTGCGCTTGGTTTGTAGCAAACCTCCATCTGCTAGAACATAATGTAGTACGGACTATATCTTCATAGATAGCATTTGCTACAGTTGATTCAGTGGTTGAGGCAGTAAATGATGTAATTGGATCTGCACCAATAAGAATCAACCCTCTGGATGCAATATCAATATCTGAATTAGCTGCTGATGGCATGTGATGTTATGGGAGAGGTAAGTTGATACCTTGACCTCTCCCAAACTCCTTTAGTCTGAGTCTGTTTCAGTTATAGCCAAACCATCGGTTACGTCTACAACAGTACCAGTATTAGACTTTACACTAACAAAACTTGTTGTTGGTGTATTCGTATCAGCTACAATAATAACATCACGAACAGAAAGCATGTTCGCAGCACTATTAAAGTAACCTTCTGTGTTTACAGCGGCAATTGCATCTGTAGTTGTATAAAACCACAGATCACCATTAGAAGCACCACCAATACGGGTTAAACCACTTGCTGCATAAGCCATATCTTAATCCTCCTAGTTGTTGTCTAAGACTTCATAGACACCGTTGTCATCAATAACAACAGAACCCATTGACATCATAGAGGTTGCAAGATGCGCGGCTTTCTCAGGTACATAATTAATCTCTGTTTGTACATCAGAGTTAATACCCAATCCAATCGCAGAAGAATGATAACCCATATTTTTACCTGCGGTTATTGCAGAGGTTGAGAAAATCTTAAATCCAAGAAATTCTTTCATGCTCATACCGCCAGCAAAAGGTAGGTTTTGTTCTCCAACAAAATCAGATGATGCAAACTCTGTAATCAAAAACAGATCAGCATATCCTTTAGGATGCATGGCAAGATAACGTCCACCATCTTCAGGAATATTTGCTGAACCCATTGTTTCAAACAAAGCAAGCAAATCAGCTTTGTCTACTGCTGCACCAGTAGAGTTAATCTGCGTACTGTTTGCACCAGCATCCATTGCTGTATAGATGATTTCGTCAGTCTTACGACCAAGTGCAGCAGCAGCAGATTGTGCTACAGCTTGACGCTCATCAATGTTTGTCTTTAACTCGTCTAGCTTATCAATATACTCAGGAGCATAAAAATCTGCCATTGTTGCTTCCACATTAGTATGTGCAAGTTCCATTGGAGTTACATTACCATTTCGAGACTTTGTATTTGCTGAACCAGTGCCAATCTTTTGGAACCGAACAACATTTCCACGAACATTACCAGCAGTGCGAACAGTGCCACGGAGTTTAGAACCCATACGCTGATAAGCAAGATGAACTTCAGTCTCAAACTGTTTAATAAAGGCTTGATCTATTGTATTAGCCATTATTCAGTCCTCTCATTAAAGTTTCACTACACCAACGGTTGTCCGTTTCCTTCGTCGTCCAGTTATCTCATTGCGAGGCTGTCAGATAAAACAGGCCGTAATATCAATCCCATGCCATATTTTCAGATAAATTACAACGCACAAAACGCACACATTGGAATCCATTTATAGTGGTTGCCTTCTTTGCAAACTGAAAACCTAACCAATTCAACCACTTAATTGTTTTTGTGTGATCTATAGGAACTAAATTTTCTAATATATCATAGTCAATTAACAGTATATCTATGATACGTTTGGTAACTCTACAAAATTTTAAAGGCTCTTCTTCACATAAATTGCTTCCAAGCAACCAAATTACAGCACTTCTATATTCTTTATCAAAAGAAATATCTGATACACCAAACATTGCACATGGTTTATTGTTAATGATTATTGTCCATGTTTTACCATTGGGATCTCTTAATGGCTCATGCAATGCTGCCCAAGGCGATGCACCAACAATCATGCATTCTCTTATATCAGTAGGACGTAAATGATGCTGAAGGTAGCCAGCATGCTCACTTGTAGCATTGACTACCTTTGCATCGATAAACTCAATCTTATTTATATAGTTGATTGAATCCTTCTTCGACTTCTCTAACATAACCAGCGTCCCTATGAACAGGATTCCAATATCTAGGATCTTGCATTTTAGTTCTTAGTTCATCTTCATTTGCTCGTAATGATGGCTGTGCATCAGATGATACTGTTGCATCTTTCATTTTACTCATAAGAAACTCCATCATTTCTATGCCTTTAGCTGATTGTCCAATGCCTAAGATTACATCTTCATATTCTGATGGAAAGAATTTCTGACTCCATAAACTTACAGCATCAATTCTAGCTTCTGCATTATCACCTAAATGAGTCATTTCAGAATCAAGATCTGGTTGCATAGCTTCCATTGCAGTATTAAATTGTTCAATGCCATTTACAAATTCTTCTTGCGAATATCCATTTTCAAACGCATGGTTTGCCCACCATTGAAATAATGCATTATCATTAGCAAGCTCTTCATCAACAATATCAGGAATTTCATAGTGACCAGCACTTTCTGGTCTACTTGAGTATGCTTCCTTTTCCATTTCTGAAATTAATTCATTACGAAGATCTTCTTCTCTTTTACCTTTCCAAGATTCAAGCTCACCATATGATTTTGCCATAGCTTCTGGTGATTCAAACTTTTCTGGCAACCATTCAGGTCTTTCTGATACAGGTGCTTCTGTAGCCTCTGCTACTTCAACATTATCTGTTTGTTCCATTCTTCTCTACCTTTTCTGCATGTTTAATACGTCTTTCAATTAAACCGACAATATATCGCTGCCCCTCAAGATGACGAAGTTCAGCATCGCTTGCGGCTGGCCCTGTGACTGCTTCTATAGTTATAGAACGCAGATACTTTAAAACCTCTTGCCCAGATGGTTGTCTAAACAAGGTTCTTATATCCAATGATATTTTATTATCATCAGATATTGTTCGTGGAAAATTATCTATACCAATTCTATTGTTGGACATCTTCAGGGTTCATTTGCTGTTGTTGTTGCATTTGTTGTGCAGCCATAATTAGTTCTTCTCTATCAACTCTATCTCTAACTAATGTATCTGGGACTCCAAACTTTTTAGCTAAATGAACGGCTACTTCTTCTGAGCTTACAAGAAGATTTAATATTTCTGGCCCAAATGTACCACCTACAAGTTGTAGGTATCTTGATATAGAAGATATATCCTGATTGGCTTGTGCTTGAGCTAATGGTGATATCGACCGTACTTTAATTTCTCTACCATTAACAGATGGTAATTCAATACGGCCTTGTTTTTTTAGAATGTAAACTACACGCTGTAATATGGGTTGTACCATTTCTGCTTGCAGTCTACCAAATGCTGACCCAATCCTTCTGGATAAATCAGCCATACGTTCTGCAACTTCTGTAGCAGATGCAGGTGTTTTATTGGGATCACCAAGCATGTCATTATATAATGCACGCTTGATATTATTACGCATGTCACCAAGAACAAGCTGTGCTACATCAAAGTTGCCAGCATTTCTAATTGGCTGTAAACCTTGCGATCCCATAGCTTTTGGAATAATAGTACCGGGAACAAGATTAATTGTATCAGTATTTATAATGCCATCATCATCCATCTGATAGATGCCAGAGATAGCCATTTGTGCATTTTCCAAAACCAGTTCAATGGTAAGGTTAGTAGTTTTGATTGCTGATAATGCATTGATTAATGGCCCTCTTCCATAAATTTCACCACTGGCTTTAGACCAGCGAAAACATATAAATGGGTTTGAACCTGTGCCTTTAAACAACTCTCTTTGTATTATTTCTTTTTCTGGAATATTAATTACAAAGAAATCAAATCTATCTTCATTTAATTTTTCATAATTACGACAAACTATTTCGAGGATTTGTGTTTTTTCTTCTGGGTTGTTTTTGATCCTTTCACCTGTTTTTTCGGTAAAGTTTGCGTTTGGATACGCCACACGTAAGTCTTCATTTTTGAGTTTACGTTGCCTATAAACATGATCAATTTTATCATCTGGACCTGTATCAAGGTAAACACTCGGTAACGGAATAGCATTGAAACGTATCGGATTGATTGCATCACCTTCTTCGACGAGAAGGATGCCAGTTCCAACAGCAAGGTCCATAAACGATTCATGTACTTCTTGCCCAAAGTTTGAATTTTGTATAACTTCAAATACATAATCAGTTACCTCGTCTAAAGTATTATTTACTTCATCACGCTCACCTTCTGGCACTTCACTGCCAGCTAGAAGATCAGCCCAACGTGCAAAGTTTGGCACCAAGCCTGACTGTAAACGAGATGCAAATTCCTGTGTTCCTACAACAGCAGTCTCATCAAAGATTTTATCATCTCTACGTTGACCCGGACTTTCATGGAAAAAGCTTTGCCTCATTGGAAGAGCATATTCAAAACACTCTTCAAACAATGACTCAAAAAGAACACGATTGGATTTAGCTTTATTAAAGCGTTCCAACATTTTTACAGCAGATGTATCCATTATAATGTCTCGTCAAAATAACCTATACCGCCACCCTGTCCAGTAATAAGAGATCTCTTTCCTTGCCCACCTCGTCTTTTTCTACGCATTTGCGTTTTTAATCTTTCCTGTCTTTCATCTGCTTGCTTTTGTTCCTGTTCAGCAATCATTTCTTTTTTCATTTGTCTAGCTTCTACTGCTTCAACAGGTTCAATAGGAGCTTTTGGTTTAGATATACCAAGCAAACCTCTTGTTAATTTACGTATTGGTTTTAAAATTGAAGAGACACACATAGCTTTCTCCTTACATTCTTGACCATAAACCTTGCCTACGAGGTTTAGGTTTTCTGGAAAAGACATCAAAATCCATCTTTGCCTGAAAAGGTTTAGTCGTCATTGATATATTTGACAAGATATTTCTACCTTCACCAGCACCCATCATCAAATATTGCAATGCATCATGTATGTGTGAAAAGTGATTCTTTTCTGGTTTATCATCATATCGTTCTCCAGATACCTGCATACGTTTATACTGATACCCACCTTCAAAACCTTTGATTAATGTACGACATCTAGGATCAACCAAGAATCCAGATTGACCATCAACCATTCTGTTAAGAGGCGCATTAACAGATTCAAGTCTCAATGATACATCGTTAGATTGTGCAGGGCGTGCATTTAATCCACAACCACGCAATATTTGAAATGGTGTTGATTCATCTGTCTGTGCGCGAAAGTCACCTGCTGGATCGCCAATAATATTAACATCACAATCATTATATTTAGAAGCAAGTTCAACACGTAATACTTCACTAAACTTTACAATCCCCATGTCAAATGCAACTACTTCTTGCAATATAAGCCAACGCCCTCGAACCTTTTGTCCAAATACTGCTGCTGGTGTTAAACCAAAGTCAACACCAATAAATACTGGAATGCCAGATGCAATAGGTATTTCTTCTGTAGCTACATGCACCTCTGTTGCAAACATAGGATACACAGGCTTGCCATCCTTTATTGTTCCCAACTTATTCATTACATAAACATCAATCCAGCTTTTTGTTTTTCCTTTAACAATGTTTGAATAATAATCATCACGCATGTTCTTTATATTTTCAGCATCTTTATTCTTTGTGTATTCAGTTACATTTCCATCCTGATCTTTATATTCAAGCATAGCTGGGGGTTGATTAAAAAACTCCCAGTTATCTGGCTTAACAAGCATAGTAGCTTCTTCTCTAGGAATATGATCCGGTATTGGAACTTCACCAGACATGATAGGCCACCAATGATCTTCTTCTGGTGCGTTGGTATCTGCAATTACACCTGTCCACGTACAGCCACCATCTTTCATAGATGGATAACGACCAACACGCATAGTACAGGCATCAATAATAGATTTAGGTATTTCCCTAGCTTCATTAATCCAGATGCCAGTAAGTTCGAGTGATAAAAGTTTCTTTACATCTTCTGGTCTATCAAGAGCTAAAAACAAAACCTCTAAATCAATATCACCTTTTTTAATATGATGTGTATAGGGAACAGACCATAGAAACTTTCCCCACTCTTCTTCGGGAAACCAGTCTAACCATGTTTTGATTGTTGTTGTTCGTAGTTGTGGGTTGGTGTTTCTTATGATTGCCCATCTACTATGACGTTTACCATCTTCAGATTTCTGCTGCTGCAATGCTCTTCTAAACACCTCAACACAACAACCAACAGATTTACCAGAACCTACTGGCCCTCTAAGACCACGAAAGAATACATCAGACTTCATAAAGTCTTTTAATATATCTCCGTCAGGTTTGTATTTAAATTTGGTCAACCTTATGATCCTTGCCAAACTTTATCATACGCTCAATAACTTCTGGCCCTATGACAGCAATAACTTTATCAGCTTCACGATCTGTACAAAACTCTTTAGGATGGTGACAAAGATGTACCTTCTTCACCACTCTACGCAATACTTCACGTTCTTCTATTTTTAATGTATGTAAAAAACTCATCTGTACCTTTTGGCTATACGCCTTGCAGCTTTGGGCTGCTTTGAAAACTGTTTGCCTTTAGCAGTATCTTCACGCTTCTTTTTGCTGCTTGCAGCATATTGTGCGCTGCTCATAGCCCTAATAGCAGCCGCAGGTAGATAACGCTCACCAGTAGCTTTTGAACCTTGCGTTGATGGTTTACCAGATTTAGTTTGCCACTTCTGACCTGTCCATCTCATTAAGGATGTTTGTGATGGCGCACGTGCCATTACTTACCAACTTCTTTCTGTGCTGTTTTATGAGCCTGAGTAAATGATCGCCCCTGTTTCATAAGCTTACGCATTAAGACCATATGCTTTTTAGTATGATGCTTTGAGTGCTTTAAAAGCGTAGATTGTTGTCGTTTAGTAATCACGATGTATAACCTCCACCTTTTGCTTTATAAGCCTTTGCAAGCATCTGTGCTTTACGCGCAGACCATTGACCCGGCGCACCACCCTTGCCACTAGCTTTTATTCTATTGAATAGACGCTTTCTCATGCCGGGCTTTGTATAGTTGCCAGCCTCATTGACTGCCATAACTAAGCCTTTTTAGACTTCATAATTTTTTTCTTCAGTGCTTCAGGCAATGTTTTTTGTTTTGCAGTAAGCATTGATTTCTTTTTCGGACGACCAACTTTCGATCCATAAGTTCCTTTTCCCATAGGCATTATTTTTTACTCCTCTTCTTTTTAGCTGGTGCTTTACCACCAACCCACGCTTCATTAACATCTTTGGTAGACTTATCATCTGCCATAAAGCTACCATCTTCATCTCTTGCACGTTTTGATTTTACTACTACAGGTGGCTCAGTAAACAAACGCTGAGATTCGCTAGTATAAGTTGGGCCAGTAATCGCACGTCCATCAGGTAATATACATACTTCACCCTTGTATTCTGTACCATCACGATAATAATAAGCCACTATGCTCTCGCTTTCTTTGCTTTGTTTCGTTTACTAATAGCCCTTGCTTTGGCTCTAGCATCAGCTTTTGAAGATGCACCCCACGCTCGAAGGGATAATAACAATCTTGTAGGTCTGCCTTTTGAATCACGTTCTGGCCCACTATTGCCTGCCATCCTTGATAGGAAGCTCGCCCTTCTTGGGTTGTCTCCTGACTTTACTGGCGGCTTGAGAGTTCCTTCTTTGTAAGAGGCGCGACCGGCAGCGTTGAGACCACCTTTGGGGTTCTTTCCTGCTTTTCTTGTCCATGCTGGTGTCTTTGGTGCCATTAATCTATTGTGCTTTCATCTGCAATAGCGCGTTGAGCATCGTTCATTCTTCCATACTCATCATTGCCATCCATAGGAAATGGATCTTTACCTTTTACTTGAAGAATACGCATTGTTGAAAGATCACGTTTTAATCTAGGATCAACATTATCATTTGTCTGTGCTTCGGCTGGTGTAACTAACATGCTAGTAAAGGAATCCCATAGCGTCTTACGCTTGTTAGTCATCGGCCCTTCAAATACAAATGTTTCAGCTTCAGGATCTATGTCATCATCATAATCCATATCTACAACTTGCATTTGCTCGGGAAGGGTGATGTTTACTTTTAGTGTATCCTGACCACCTTCAGGCATCATAACACCGCCCATATATCTAGCTATAGGATATATATCACCAACACTCCTAGCTTCATTTACAGATTCCATTGCAGCATCAAATCCACCTCTAGGTTCAAAATCATATAAATCAAATATCTTTATACGACCATCTATCTTTTGAATACCAAACTGACCCAAAGATGTTCTGATCTGATCACCTACAGATTCTATTTCATAGTTCTTTTCAAAAATAGAAACATCCTTAAAAAACTTTTGAGCATCTTCATACCCAATGCTGCCTACCTGACCCTCCTGTAAATCAGGATATTTATCATTTATCAAAAGACGTAATGCTTCCAATGCCTCACCAGAAACATTAGTTTCATTAATCTCTGAATCAAAAGGATCCATAAACTCAGGAAGCAAAGAGTTAATAACCCCTCGAAGATAGAAGTTCTTATGCATCGGCATGTCTTTGAGCATGTCATTCAGAACTGGCATTTTGCCCTTACCCACAAAATAAAAAATAACAATGTTATTAATGGATGAATGATTACAAACAACCAAACATTTATTTCCTGATAAGTCAATACTGAATAA